GTACTTTAATTTGTATGTCAAAATTTCCGATGAAATTATTTTACACAGAATTTTTGATGCAAAAATTTACCCACCAAAAGTAAGATATACGGTTGATGTACGTCCCAGCCTCAAAAGCATTTTGAAAGGTTTGACTGACATTTTTTCATACGAAAATTTAACCCATACTTATATGGGTTATGACCTAAGTCGGTAATATTTAATTTATACAAGCGACTCTATGACTAAGAATTTTGACTATCTCGGCAATACATTTCAACTACAATTAATTAACCAAATCATAGTAGACAAAGAGTTCGCACAATCCATTATCGACGTTTTAGACCCGGGTTATTTTGACAACAAATACTTTAAGTTGATTGTCCAAATGGTTAGGGAATACTATCAAAAATATCAATCAACACCTGGTTTTGAAACCTTGGAACAAATTGCCAAGGCGGAAATCACAGTGGAACTGGCGTTGAAGATTGTGTTGGACACTCTTAAGCAAGTTCAAAACGCTCCTTTTGAAGGAAGTGTCTTTGTTCAAGAAAAGGCTCTGAAATTCTGTAAACAACAAGAACTTCAGAAGGTTATGAACAAAGCTCAGAAAATTATCGACCAAGGTGATTTTGAATCATACGATACGGTCGAAGGTTTAGTTAGAACTGCACTACAAGTTGGTGTTAGAGAAGGAGGAACAACAGATATCTTCTCAGGTTTGGATGAAGTACTGAATGATGATTTCAGACACCCAATCCCAATGGGAGTACCAGGTCTTGATAGATTATTAAAAGGTGGTTTGGCAAAAGGAGAAATTGGTGTTATCTTAGCGCCAACGGGAGTTGGTAAAACAACAATCCTTACCAAAATTGCGAACAGTGCGTTTAATTTGGGTTATAACGTTCTTCAGATATTTTTTGAAGACAACCCAAAAATTATTCAGAGAAAACACTTTACGATTTGGACAGGAATTGAGCCCGACAAACTAGCGTTGGAGAAAGAATCTGTTATGGAAAAAGTTGAGGAAATCAAAAACACGATGCCAAATAAACTTATCCTTAAGAAACTTCCATCAGATACAGTAACAATGAATGAGATAAAGAACCAAATAAGAAAGATGATTGCCGATGGTAATCAAATCGATATGGTTACTTTAGACTACATTGACTGTGTAGTTCCTGAGAACACAAAGAACGATGAATGGAAGGCTGAAGGTTCTGTTATGAGACATTTTGAAGCAATGTGTCATGAGATGAATCTTGTTGGTTGGACAGCAACTCAAGGTAACCGTTCATCAATTTCATCTGAAGTTGTAACGACAGACCAAATGGGGGGTTCGATTAAAAAGGCTCAAGTTGGACACGTAATTATATCTGTGGCAAAGACTCTCCAACAGAAAGAAATGAAGTTGGCAACAATTGCAATCACTAAGTCTCGTATTGGTTCCGATGGTGTTGTGTTTGAGAACTGTAAGTTTGATAACGAACTGTTAGAAATTGATACTGAATCGTCAACAACTTTCCTTGGATTTGAGGAACATCAGGAAGAAAAGAAACGTGATAGGATTAAAGAACTCCTTGAAAAAAGAAAACAGAGAGAGCAACCTGCTAATTAATAATCTCTGAATAATTATACTAACCTAAATAAAAAAAATAATATACAAAGTATGGAAAATTTAACCGACATAACTCAAACTGACACACAGTATGTAATCAAAAGAAGTGGTGATAAAGTACCATTTGAAGTTGATAAAATACAAAATGCTATTGTCAACGCAATGAAATCTCTTGGTAAAGTAGATGTAGAAGTTGCAGAAAAAATTGCGAGACTGGCAAAGAAAAGTATTTTTAGAAATGACAAAACTAGAGTACCTCACGTGGATGAAATTCACGACACCGTTGAGAATAAACTTATGGATAATGGACTAAATGATGTTGCTAAAGAATATATCATTTATCGTTCAAAACACCAACCAAACATATTCACAAAAAGGGTGAGTTTGAAACCTTACGAGTACCCTGATTTGATTGAATATGTTGATGCTATTCGTCACTCTTATTGGGTACACACTGAGTTTAATTTTACTTCTGACATTCAAGATTTCAAAGTACACTTGAGTGAGAAAGAAAAATCTGCAGTTCAAAGAGCTATGTTGGCTATCTCACAAATTGAGATTGCTGTTAAAACATTTTGGGGGGACATTTACAAAAAAATGCCTAAACCTGAAATTGGTAGTGTAGGTGCAACATTTGCGGAATCTGAAGTAAGACACGCAGATGCTTATTCACACCTTATTCAATTACTTGGACTAAACAAAGAGTTTGAAAATTTGTTAGAGGTACCAGCAATTAGAAGAAGAATTAAGTATTTGGAGAAGTCAATTCAGAATTCTAAAGCACTTGAAAACCAAGAATATTTTGAATCTATAGTTTTATTTTCTATGTTTGTAGAAAATGTATCACTCTTTTCACAATTTTTGGTAATCATGTCATTCAACAAACATAAAAACGTATTGAAAGGTATGAGTAATGCTGTTGAGGCAACATCTAAAGAAGAGAACATTCATGCTGAGTTTGGGTTTGATTTAGTTAATCTTATTAAGAAAGAAAACCCTTCATGGTGGACAGATGGACTTGTACAAGATTTAATTAATGCTACTATTGAGGCTTATGAGGCTGAGTCAGAAATTGTTGATTGGATTTTTGAAAAGGGTGATATGGAGTTCTTAACTAAAGAAGAAACGATGGAGTTTATCAAACGTAAATCCAAAATTGTTGGAAACTACTGAATGGTTTGATGATGAAATTTTGACAACAAAACACACAGACTTCTTTAATAAGAGAAGTATTAATTATAGTAAAAAATCGAAGTCGATTACATTGAATGATTTATTTTAATTTAAAAAGCGGTAAATAAGTAATATGGAAAATAGAAAACCTTTTGAATGGATTAATGAAGAATCCATCACATTTCTTCGTAGAGGATATCTCAGTGAAGGTGAAGAAGCACTGGAGAGAATTAGAACAATTGCGGACCACGCAGAAAAACTTTTAGGTATAGAAGGTTTTGCTGACAAGTTTTTCGAGTATATGGGTAAGGGATGGTATTCACTATCTTCACCTGTATGGGCAAACTTCGGTAAAAAAAGAGGTCTTCCTGTAAGTTGTTTTGGTTCAAATATTGGAGACAATATCGAATCAATTCTATACACTCAGGCTGAAGTTGGTGAGATGAGTAAGATGGGTGGAGGTACTTCAGGATATTTTGGTAATATCCGTGGAAGAGGTGCTGAAATTACTGACAACGGACACGCACCTGGTTCAGTTCATTTTATGAATCTTTTTCAAAGTGTGGTAGATAATATCTCACAAGGTTCAACTCGTCGTGGTAGATTCTCACCGTACCTTCCAATTGAACACCCTGACATCATGGAGTTCTTAGAGATTGGAACTGAAGGATTTCCTATCCAAGATTTGACACACGCAGTTACTGTGAGTGATAAATTTATGGAGGAAATGGTTAATGGTGATAAAGAAAAGAGAGCTGTATGGGCTAAAGTAATCCAACGTAGAGGTGAAATTGGATATCCGTATATTATGTTCTCAGATACAATGAACAATAAAGCACCTGAAGTTTATCGTGACAAGGACATGAAGATTTATAATTCAAACCTTTGTTCTGAGATTGCACTTCACAACTCTGAAGAAGAATCTTTTGTGTGTGTTCTTTCGTCTATGAATCTACTTCATTATGACGAGTGGAAAGACACCGACGCAGTTGAAACAATGATTTATTTCTTGGATGCTGTTGTTTCTGAGTTTATCACAAAAATTGATGACTTGAGACACCAAGGTACTTTGGAGGGTAAAAGAGCTTTCTTTTATTTGGAAAAATCGTACAACTTTGCTGTTAGACAAAGAGCATTAGGTTTGGGGGTTTTAGGTTGGCACTCTTTACTTCAATCGAAAAACTTACCTTTTGATAGTCGTGAAACAGCAAAATTAAACGTTGAGGTTTTTAAACTAATAAAAGATAAATCTTATAAAGCATCTGAAGAACTTGCAACTATGTTTGGTGAACCTGAAACACTTAAAGGTTATGGAAGACGAAATGTTACGTTGAACGCAATTGCACCAACAACATCATCGGCATTTATCCTTGGTCAGGTATCTCAATCAATTGAACCAATTTGGTCTAACTGTTATGTTAAAGACGTTGCAAAACTCAAGGTCACCATTAAAAATCCTGTTTTGAAAAAGTTATTGGCAGAACTCGGAAAAGATAACAAAGCTACTTGGGATAGTATTAAGAAACAAGACGGTTCAGTTCAACATTTAGAGTTCTTGACTGATGAGCAAAAACAAATCTTCAGAACTTTTGCTGAAGTTAATCAGGCATCTATTATCAACCAAGCTGCGGTAAGACAAGATTATATTGACCAAGCACAGTCTTTGAACTTGATGATTTCACCTGACATGCCTACAAAGGATGTTAACAAACTTCTAATGGATGCATGGCAATTGGGTGTTAAAACATTGTATTACCAACACTCTATGAACTCAGCACAAGCATTTGCGAGGAAGAAGTTAAATTTAAATGACCTACAATGTGTGGCTTGTGAGTCTTAAACAAACAACTACTTAAAATTAAACCCGTCCTAACCGACGGGTTTTTTATTTCTTATAAAAATTGTAAGGGTATATTTATAGAATATGGCTGAAGGTATTACATATGGTTTAGATTTCCCGTTTGCAGATTCTACTCAAGGGGATTACTTAGCCCTAACCGAAACTCAGTATCAACAAATAAGAAGTGACTTATTACATTTGATATTGACAAGAAAGGGTAGTAGGTATTTCTTACCAACTTTTGGTACAAGACTTTATGAGTATTTATTTGAACCATATGACGGACTGACATTTGATGCAATAGAGGCGGATATTCGTGATTCTGTACAAACATTCATGCCAAATTTATTACTAAATAAAATTACAATAGAACCAGCCGACTCTTCAGAGGAAGTACCGTTGGCTAAAGGTAGTTTGATTCCTGGTACTGCAAGAGATTACGTTTATAGAGTACCGGGTAAAGGAACATCAGAATATACTGCGAAAGTTAGAATTGACTACACGGTGGACAATTTAGCTTTTGCACAAAGTGATTTCGTAATTATCAATATTTAAA